CTGACCGATCGATCGCCTGCACGCCCTGTCCCATCAGAAACTCATAGCCCGGCGTGCTCGTCACTGAGCTCGGATTCGCCATCAGCGCGTTCAGCTGATTAACGTAAGTCGGCCGCGACGATCCAAAGGGGTTACTCTGTGCGAGGACCTGCTGAGCAGAGTTATTCAGCTGCGTCGATCCGTACAGACCGTAGAGGCTGCCGAACATCTGTAGCAGATTACCAACATCTCCTGCTGTCGAACCGTCGGAGGTGCCTGCCTGCAGAGTATTTGTCGTAGTAGTAGTAGGAGCTGCCAGATTCGTGAGATTCAGCCCGGACAAATTAGTTCCTGCCGAGGGGTTAATGTTCTGCGTTGTAGATACAGCCATTTAAGTTACCTCGATATCTGCCCTGGATATCACAACCGTATCTGCCGCCCCATTAACGACAGTTGTGATATTGACGTCCGTATTCGCTGTGAAGCCAGTCATAGTAATGGAGCGAGTGGCCTGTGCCTGCTGGCCAGCGAACCCCCCATCCAGGCGGAGTTCAGCATCATAATGCTGAGATGCAGCTCCAGTTGCCGTCACTTCCCCTTCTAGAATGAAATTGCAGGGGGCAGAAGCTGCCGGTATTGTGAAGCCGAACAGCGGCTGCTGCACACTCGAAGGGTCGATCAAGTTGACCGTAATGTTCTTCGTGCCGGCGTTGCCGGTCAGATTACCGACAATCTTCACCTTCACTTTCTTGACGTTGAAGGTGAAGGCGTTCTGCTTCAACGCCCCGCTGAACGTGTGTCTAACTGTTGAAGCCTGCACACCAGTAGAAGTGTCTACTGGTACTGGCAACCAAGGCACGCCCCGCTGCAGAACGGTAAAGCTGCCGGCAAAGTTAATCTCGTTCGAGAATGAGAGACTGTCATCATGCGCAGCGTTCGCGTGGAATTCATTGCTGTTGTCTGCCCAACTCGAGTTATTCCTACTCCGCACGTCCGAAGTCAGATTCCCCAGAAACGAGCTATTATTGCAGTTAAATCGCGACTTCTCTACAATATCGAGGCCCGGCGCACACAGCGCCACACACGAATTGTCGAAGTGTCCGGTCGCATTCTCCTGCGCCAGCGCGCCGGCTTGCGTAGCTCTGCTCAGTAGCAGACCGACGCCAGCGCAGCCGAAGTCATGCTTCACCACACTATCTGCAGTGAGCGATACAGCGCCAGTCGCAGTGCTGTTAAAAGAGATCGAAGTGCTGCTCGAAGCAGTCACTTTGAACACGCCATTGTACTGCGAACAGCCAACCACTACGCAGTATCCACCTACCTGCGGTACGGTGCCGGCGGCGAAGTTCGCAGTCACAACCGAGCCAGTCCCACTGATCGAAGTGATCGTCTTCGTCGAGCCGTTTGTCGTGACACCAGGCCCATTACCGATCGAATGAGTGAGCTGGCTAATCAGTGTAATGCCGACTGTAGCCTGGTCAATCATACAGGCCTGACCGACTATTACCCGACTCTGCTGTCCTTTCAGTGCGTTATCACACTGAGTGATAAAGACGTGGTTGCCAAGCTCAATCTGAGAGAACAGCTGTCCTACAATCCCGAAGTACGCTCCTCCGCTCTGCCACTTCCGAACCCAGAAGTCCTGGAAATAGACATTGTTATTGCCGTTGAGGTTGACTCCGAAGTTGGTAGTAGCTCCGCCGAGGCTGCCATCTATCCCCGCTTGTGGGTCGAACGGCAGAGTGCCACTTGGTCCTTTTACCAGAATCTGATTCGCACTCCAGACAGAGGCAGGAAACTGCCACCCGTTATAGTCAAAGCCGGCGGCACTCTCCAGCGTCCAGTTCCCTATCAGCGGCTGATAGGTCACCATCGCATTGATCATCGCCTGGCCGGTCAGGAATGCCTGTCCGCTGCCCAACCCATCATTCGTATCGCTGCCGGCTCCCGGTGCGACAAAGAGTGTGTTCGAGTGGCCAGTTGTCTGATCAACCGCAAAGGTATTCGCCCCTCGCTGTATGAGGCCTGGCCCCCACTTCTGAGCGGCGTGAAAGCCGGCGATGTTCGAGTTGCTGACCGTCGTTCCTGCAGGGAAGTAGGCGTAGCCAAGCGAGCATGCCGTCGTGATCGCTGCAGTATCATCCGTACTCCCATCCACCAGCGCTCCGTAGCGGCGGATATCTGGGAACTCGTAGCCGAAGTTAACCGGCATAACTCCGTGGGCGATCTCTATGGCATTCTGCCTAAAGAGAATGCCGCCGAGACCTGCTGCAGTCGCGAAGCTAGTCAGCGCTCTCCACCAGCGCTGGCTAATTGTCATCGGCACACTTTGTGGAGACAGAGGCTGCGCCAGCAGCGGCTCGTTCTGATTCGGAATGAGACTCATCAGATTGTTCCGAGTAGCATCTGCAGATCGGACGAGCGCATACGGAAGGGCGTTGCTCGTGCATGTCTGAAGTGGTAGGCGCGCTTAGTGAATGTTCCCTCATCATCTATGTAAGGAGTCTTGTTCGCGAGCGAACGTATGCGCGGGCGACTCCACGTCTGATAGTCGTCGTCCGAGTGGGATATCTGCAGCTGGCTGCCAGGCACCTGATCGGCGTTGAGGTACATGCGAGTCAGGGTCTTGTTACGCCGCGTGCCAAAGTCCATGTTCGGCGTATAGATATCAACCGGCACTACTACTCCATTATCCGTAGAGTGCACATTGTCGGTGTCGAAGCTGTAGACTGTTCCGTTCGACGCCCCCTGTAACAGGTGCGCGTAGCCCCCAGAGATCGAAGTTCCGGAGTAAGGAAAGTAGTTCCCATTCGGGTCAGTCCACTGATACCACAGCCGCTGGTCTATGTCATACACCAGTGTGAGATTAACATAGACGCTGGTCACTCCGTAGAAGCGATGCCCTCCATGCTTGAACGTGAACGACAGCCACTTGCCGCCCAGTGCCGGGTCCAGCAGCCGCTCGATCGCAGGATACGAGATGATCGTCGGCACGAGGTTATCGACTCTGACCACCTGCGGCGACGCGGTCTTATTCGAAGTGACGTAGAACACTACGTTGTCGATTGTCTGGATCGTGTCCTTCGAGACGCAGCCGAAGTTCGTAGTCGCGCCCGCTAAAGGCGAGAGCGGCGAGCCGACGGCGTTGCCGGCGTCATAGAAGACCTCCATCGAATTTGACTTCAGCGCGATCACGTAGTTGAGCTGCTGCGCCATGCCGATGCCGGTGCCAGAGACTGCGCGCGCTACAACCACGTTCAGAGCATTCCACGTCGAAGGGTCATCAATATTACTGCCCCAGATATTATTCCCTTGGTCCAGCACATACACAGTACCGTCGAGGTACGTCACGCCGACTATCTCTCCAGTCGTCGTAATACTTGGGCTGAATAGCGAAGCTCCATCTGTGTAGTGAACGCCGAGAATGTGCGAGAACACAAGGTAACGTGTTGCTCCCTGCGTCTCAGCCCACTGCGAGAGCCCTTCGGAGACATTGCCGGGGAAGTTCCCTATCGCAGTGGTATCTTGATACAGATAGCAAGTGCTGCCGGTGCTGTAGATGTTATAGTTGTAGATGCTTGCGGTGAGTGTGCTCGCCCAAGGATAACAGCCGCGCCCGAGCGTCCCATTCGCTTGCGTGTAGCCGAACGTCGTCCCGATCCTCTTCTCCACCACGTACTCGCCGGTGTTCGGATCTTGCTCCGCATAGCAATTAACCAGCCGGGCGTCCTTCGAGAAGCTCTCGGAGCGATTGGTCGCCTGTACGATCAGCGGCCACTTCCGCAGGTTCGCTGCCATGTCTGGCCTAGCGCTCACCTGTTGAATCTCCGGTTCTGGAACAGCCGCTGATCCGGCTGAGGGAAGATGCTCGTGTCCTGCTCCGCATCCCACTCGTTCAGCTTCATCAGATAGTAGTCGGCCATCTGATCACAGCGGTCGATGATCGCCTGGGGCTGGCCGATCGCAACCTCCTTCGCGAACAGCCACCCGAGCGTGAGGCCCCACTCGATCGGAAACTGCATCGAGTCCGTGACGCCGACGAAGTTCGTCACCTGCGTCTTGAGCGCGAGGTGCAGCGTGCCGGTCGCCTCATTCGCATCTGGCACCAGCCACGTGTTGATGTTCAGCGTGAGTACCTGCGGATCAACGAAGATCTGTGTGACAGGCCCCTGCTGCGTCGTTACAGAGAGCATATCCCACTCTTGCCGCGAGATCTTGAAGACCGGGCGCTTCGTCGCTCCGTTTGCGGCGGAGTACAGGTAGTACTGATCCACCACGCCGATCGGCTTGGTCATTACGACAGTGCCGCTCGGCCCGAGCGTGTACAGCCCCGTGCCCGCGACGAGAGTGATCGGCGTGTCCTGGATCAGGAACAGCCGAATCCCTGTCGTCTGTACGAAGTTGATAATTTGATTGAGCTTGCGCATGTACAGCCCAAGCTCTTCGCTATCCGGATCTTCGCCGAAGGGGAGCTTCTTCGCATTCCGCAGCCCATCGCAGATGATCGAATAGGCAGTGTTTTCTGTTACTGGAGTGGTCATTGCTTGTCGAACTCCAACAGCAGGATGAATGTCTTAGGCGCCCGATCGCTGCAGGGCGGGTCCTGCGTGCGGAAGCTGGACAGAAACATCTTCCCATCCCACTCCTCGCCGAACCTTGGCGTTGGAATGCCCTCGTCGAGCCGGAGTCCATTCCGGCTCTCCATAACGAGGGCGAGGTCCTCTTCCCGCGCCTGTGCGCTCCACCAGAGGTAGAGGCCCATCTTCTCCTGAATAAGCCAAGCGGCCGAGTCGAGGCGGAGTCCTTTCCACCCCTCTCTCGGCGACGTCAGCTTCGTCAGGTCGAAGAGCAGGTCCGGGCCGAAGTCCTCGGTCACGAACCCCTTCGCGAGGAGGGAAAGGTTCTTCCCCCCCTCACGCAGGATCTGGACCTTCATCGTCTAGCGCTCTTTCATCGCCCCGTGGAAGTCCACGGTCATAGTCTTGGCAGAGGCCGCCGTCCCATTCGAGACCGCGAGGGTCGGCGACAGGTTCGCGGTGCTGAGCGAGAGGCCAGAGATCGACAGGCA